AGGAATTTTTTGGCATATTGTTCTTCATTCACCTATTGGACGAGTATGGGCACAAGTGATAACATGATAAGACAAATTTTAATATGGGTCAGAAATTTCATAGACACGATCTTGTGGAAAACAGCGAAGCATCAATACTACAGTTTCAACGGTAACACGGCAACAAACTGCACCTTTGGAATAACATTTGATTCTGGATTGTCAACTTGTAAAATTGAAAACAACACGTTTTCTGGCAATACAGGCAACGGCATCAATCTCTATGATTCTGCAGATAATCCATATTGGGAGTATCTAAAAGACGAAGAGTCTTAGGCGGGAACGTCCTCTACATTTTCCAACATTGTCAAAACTCATCCATGACATTGGTGTTAAACACGACGTTAAAGTGTGGATGATCCTAGAGCCTAATGACCAAGCAGATAATTCGTGGTAAACTTAGACATCAAATAAGCGTATGGATTGACAATGAACTATATCTTGAAGCTAGAGAACTTGGCTTAAATTTCAGTAGAGTATGCGAAAATTGCTTACGCAAAATGGTTGAGAAAATAAAAGAATGACCATCCAAACAGTTGACTTGTCCAAACTGTCCGTTTTGTCCAAACGCTTACGTAAGGAACTTGTTTTGGAAGCTTTAGAAAACGACACTTATGATCGCTATGGCTTAGCCAAAGAATTACATGTTCATGAACGAACAATCCGCCGATATATCAATGAGATAGCGGAACAACTTTGTGATCCCCACGAAGATCGTATGCGAATCTTACGTGCCAAATGTTTGGGGCGACTCACCAAAAAAGTCCATGAAGATAAACTATCCGATGAATTACTGGTTAAACTGTTAATTTCTGGAGAGCCTAAAAAGCTTGAAGCCAAAACAGAATATGCTGAAACCTTAACCGAAGTTAAGGTGTTGATAGTTGACAACTCAACAAATCCAGTTCAATCTACATCCAAAGCAACTGGAAATATACAAAGATAACCATCGCTTCCAGATTGCAGAATGTGGAAGACGATTCGGAAAAACAAGGCTTGCATGGATAAAAATTCTGACGTACATGATTGAACACCCAAACTGTTTGATATGGTGGGTAGCTCCCCTCTATAAAGAGCTTCCACCCGCCACAAGAACCGTGAGAGAAGTAACACCTAAAAACTGGATAAAACAGAAATATGAAAACCAAGGGGTAATCCGCTACCTTAAACTTTTCAATGACAGTGAATGTTATTTTCATTCAGCAGACAAAGAAGATAGCTTACGTGGCTCAGGGCTCCACGGCGTAGTCATAGACGAAGCACCAATACTGAAAGAACAACGGTGGACCGCAGAGATAGAGCCTTCTCTAATGGACTATGACGGTTGGGCTCTTTTCATCGGAACCCCAAAAGGAAAAAATTGGTTCAGCAGACTACGCGCAAGAGGAGAAGACCCATCCGATTCACTCTACAAAAGTTGGAGATTCTCAAGCTACTGCAACACCATCGAACAAGGTGGATTCCTCAAAAAATCAAGCATCGACACCATTGCCAACGATCTCCCTGAACTACTTAGACGACAAGAAATCTTGGCACATGAACTTGAAGGCGAAGGTATTGTATTCCGCAACATAGACAGCCGAATACGAAGCAACATCCCACCATATCTCGTAGGTGAACAGATTGTAGTTGGCAGCGACCTCGGCAAAAGTATCGACTTCATGGTAAACATTGCTCTTCGCATGAATGGGGAAGTCGTTGGATTTGAGAGATATGCACGATTAAACTGGGTTCTTCAACGCAAACGTGTTGTCGCTTTCGCTCAACGCTTCGGAAACGCTCACATTCTACTTGACTCCACAGGGTTGGGCGATCCTGTTTATGACGAAATCAGAACAGAATACAGTAACGTTGAAGGCTACAAAATCACAAGCACCACCAAAAATCCTTTAATCGAAAACTTAAGTATCATGCTTGACAACGGAGACATCTGGTTCCCTGGTGATCCAGAACACAAAAAATTTTCTATTGAACTCAATCCTCAATTTCCAGTATTAAAATCTGAGCTTGAAGCTTTTACTTATGACATTTTATCTAGTAGCCACATCCGCTATGGAGCTCCTGAAGGATTACATGATGATTGTGTCATTGCACTTGCATTGGGTGCTTGGCAACTTAAGCATAGATCACCAGTTGACGCTTTCATTTTAGGGTGAAAAAAATGTTTAACCTAAACAGTTTCATTCAACGGTTGAAGCGACGGAAGCATGAGCCAACTTTCTTAGCTACGCTTGACGAGTTGAACCGATTCAAAGCTTTAATTGCAAAACAAAAGTGTCCTCGCTGTAGCAAGAACGGCTTGTTGATGAAAACGTTCTCGCGCAACCCGATTGGATGGAGTACCGAAGTTGAATGTGATAACTGCAATTTCGAGGGTGTAGTAAATAGTGAAGGATTCGATTTTAGTGGAGTAGACAGTAAAGGGAAGGCAAGAGATTGAATGAACCAATCACTCTTAAAGAAATGGAGGAAGCGATTGAACTACTTGAGTCTGAAGGATATGTAGATGTTAAAGTAACTCATTGTTATTACTGGAACGGTGCGAAATATTGAGCAGCAAATTTAAGCCTCGCCGAATCGGTTTAGCTACCGAACACGTTAGGGGCACAGGTATCTGGATTCCTGGTGCTGGAGGTGGCACGTCGGCTGGAGGCGGAGAATACGGCGCAGAAATCACAGATGACGCTCGCACCTTCGCAATTACGAGGGAGCCTGTGGCGCATCGCGTAGTGTTCACTGTGGCCCACGACATTTTTGACAATTGGTTTGAATTGGAGTTGGAAGGTGACGAAATCGGTGAACAATCTAAAGTGTTCGATAAGGCAGTGCAAGATGAACTTAACCGTTTGAAGGCTAAACGTGAATTAGCTTTGATGGCGGTGTATGAACGTGCTTACGGCTACGCAATCATCCTTTTAGGTTATGAACAAGCAGGCGACTTCGATTTATCTGATCCTGTTGGAACGCCAACTGCGTTGCGAGAGATTAAAGCTTACGCTGAAACTCAAATTAGCAAAGTTGATGTGGAGAAAGACAAAAACGATCCGCGTTATGGCTTGCCAAAAATATACCATATTAAACGTTCCAGCGGAGTAGGTGCCCTTAAAGTCCATTATAGTCGTGTAATCCATTTTGCTACTCGCCGAAAATACGAAGAAAATAAACATGAATGGGAAGGCATGAGCGTCCTCGATCCAATTTGGGATGACGTTGTAACTTTGCGGAATATTAGGTGGAGTATGGGTCAAACTATGTTTCGCTACGGTGCAGGCTTCCCAAAAATCACGTTGTCAGGGGCTGATAAAGCTAAACTTGAAGCCTACGAGCAATCTGGTATATTCAGCAACATTTCGGCACGTACATACTTTTTGGGCAACGAAACACAAGACATCGAATTCATAGGCACAGCTGGACGTGCTTTGGATCCTCTAAACTATTATTTGCCTCCTATGGAACATATCAGCGCAGGCAGCGGAATTCCTCTCGCAATATTACGTGGAGTGCAAGCAGGAGCCCTCACAGGCTCAGAAGTTAACCAAATGGAATATTACGGATTAATCAGCGATGAACAGACAGCATATGAACCAGGAATCACCGAACTAATCAACGCCATCTTGAAGGTAGGGTTGCCCAACGGCGAAGCTAAACAGAAAAAGAATTTTAAGTTCAACTGGTTGGGCGGCTTCGAGATGGATGAGCAGAAGAAAGCAGAAGTTAAACGCACCGAAGCCGAAACCCTTCAGATTCAAGGTCAGTGGCATACCCTCAACGAAATAAGGAAAATGGAAGACCCTACTTTACCAGACTTGCCGGGTGAGGAAGGCACACGTTTGTTGGGTGCGCCTAGTTTTCAGCCTTTTGAGAGTGGAGAAAAGTTTCATGTGGAGCCCCACGTAGATGGAAGCAGCACAGTTACAAAGTTTAAGCGCAGTCGCCGCCGTTAGCTCAGTCATAACGGTTTCTGCGTTGGAGCGGATTCCCGAAGAATATAAGCGTCAAAGCTTCTTCGGACAATACGACCTCTGGCTCTACGTGCCCGTCTACGACGAGAAATTGTGCCCGAAATGTGAAGCCTTCGCTCACCTGCAGGTTTTCAGGGGCAACGAACTGCGGAGACCTGACTGCTTTCCACATTTAGAGATTAGTGATGAAGACAAGATTTTGGCGCGTGTTCATCCTAACTGTCGCTGCGAACTTTACAGAATTGTGAGTCCAGAACGGTATTTCCGTTTGCTTGAGAAATTGGAAAAGCGAGAAAAAGAATAGATATCCTACAAAATATTGTAATATTCGCATAGTTTGCGGTTGGGTATAACATCTTTTGTAAGTGTGCATCCCCTCTTATAATTATGGGTACATTTAGTACATCTACACTTTAACCTTACTAATACCGCCCAATTCATTATTAATTCTTTAGGCATAACTGGGATTATGTTTTCTTGTTCACATTCAATAAAATATTCATGCAAGTCTTGTAGAGTTAGCTTAAAAAGCATCTTCTTCACCAATTGTCCATTATCTTAACCACATATATAACTTTTTTCAAATTGAGTGGAGAAGCTGGAAGAACGAGAAAGTAGGTCGAAACAAGACTTATTGCGTCTTTAGTCGCTTCTCGCTTTTTGGATTTTGATGAATTGATATATGAACTTCATTATTTACTAAAAGGATAGTGACTTCGCCTCCATCTTTTAAACCATTGAATTCTAACCACTCTGGAGGAAGCGCAACTACTCTGCTACTTTGCCCATGTTTCATTAATTTTCGGTGATATATCGCTGGCATAAGATTTAATATAAGACTTTAAAGTTATAACCTTTGCGGTAATACCTCTTAGAAAAAAAGAGTTAGTGTTTTTGAGTGGTTTACCCTACCCTAAACACGCTAAAAGTTGAATGCTGAGAAGAGATGGAACGTGAAGGTT